CCCTTACTTAGGTTGAACGACGCTTCGAATTCCCCGTTAGCACGTTCTCGAGTATAAACTCCGGATTTTAAACGTAGCTGGTTGGGCAGGGTATACTCGTTACCGCCGACAATAAAAGTCTGGCGTTCGGTAAGATACGGCACCTGGGCTAGGTTATGATTCTTTTCGACCGAAACAACCTTACCTGTTTTATTGTCAGTTAAAGTAAGTGTCCCGGTAACTGTCTCATGTATGGTACGTCCGCGCATGATTGCGTCTTTTTGTTCATTACTGGAATATTCTTTATTCTTAAAAGAAATGTCTTTAACCGATATTGTGTGGCTTCGGCCGATTATAGGAAATAGACCGGCTAGCCCTTCGGTAGTCTTCTCCCGGATCTGCTGACGCCGAGTGTCGGGAGTAACTAACAGGGAGTGCAGCTTGGGTGTCATAGGCAATAGTCCAACTATTCTAATTATACACTGTTTAATGGTAAAAGTAAATGGAGACTCTACACCATATTACAGGAGAACACATGAACTTCGTAAACGTCCAAACACTGGAGTTTAACCGTCTTTGCGTGCTGTACGCAGAGATGGGCAAGCTCAATGAGCTCGTAGCCATCTTTACCTTTCGGGGAATCTTCGACGACTTGGGCGCACCACTGCAGTCTGCGCGTCTGGCGGCACACGCCGAGGAACTCGTAATCGAGTGGGATGCCCGACAGGCTGGCAGGGCCTGTTACTCATGCAGCCAACCCCAGCCCGGTGGACGGCTGTGTACGTGCTTTTTCGGGGCGCTAATAAGCACACATAACTTGCCAGAGGTACTGGCGACGATGGGTGATCGCACCCTCTACACGACGTACGTATGTACGACGTGCAAGAACATCAAGCCGATCTACGGGAAGACGGTGAAAAACACCATGTTCCCTAAAGACCCGGCGCGGAAGACGTGGCCGGTGTACCGGCTACTTCGGGTCTGTTTGGATTGTCAGGAGCCCAAGGGGGCTACTCTGAACAAGCCCAAGCAGCCGAAGATCCGCCCAGAGATGCGGGGACTACCCCGTGTCGTAACGCAGACTCCTGTGCAGGCAGCACCGGAGTCAGTAGAGGTTCTGCAACAGGAAGTTCTGTCGCAGGCGACGGTAGTGACTCAACAATAGGAGATAGATACAAATGTTCGTTGCTGCATTTTGGCTGATCGTGGTTCTCTAAGCGAGAACCATTATTAAAACAGCTAGAGGCCGTTCGAATATGCGTCTTCGTCGTCCTCTTGATTAGCCGTGGTGTCCCCGGAGTCGTCCCCTGTTTTGGGCGACTCTGGGGACATTAGTTCGGCAACAGACAGTACGTTACCGGCCGCTTTTTTTAGCGTTTGAGGCTCGCCCCATTCTAACCAAATAACGACAGTACCGTCTTTTAAGAAAGATGTTTCTTTTTTAAATAAAACAGCCTTGGCCTGTAATGTCTTATTCATGATCTCAGTAAGTTTATCTGAGTCATCGACATCGTCATAGGAAGGCATTCCGTTATCGGAGCCACTAAGGACTTGTCCGATTAGTAATCGCGCACATTTATAGGTATAATCGTAATTAACCCCATTAGGGATTTGGTCAGGATCTCGAGTTAAGACACGGCTTACTAGATCCATAGGATCTGTGCCTAAAAAAGGATTGGGAAGCCCGCCCTCAACATCCTCCGGCCTTTCGGGTAAACGTTGGGCATCTTCAATAGACTTTGCGAATTCATTACTCATTGCTGTAGCCCTGCGTCGGCGGTGGCTTGTTGTTTAGCCATTTGATCCTGTGTGTCTTTACGATCTTTCACTACCGCGTACATAACGGGATCCTCTTGAGATAAGTGGTCCATATGCGATCGGGCAGTGCCTTGATCCATTTGAGAGAGTGTCGATAGTATTTCTTCTGCACGAGCTATTACTTGTTGTGGATTGTAAGACAGCCCGGAACCTCCACCAGCCGCAGCTTCTTGTGAAGCTTGTTGAGCTAGTGTTGTTTGTAATTTCTGAAGCTCTTTCTGCAGTTCCATCGACATGCGAGCTTCATCTAGTTGTTCCTGTTTGCGTTTCTTACGCTCTTCCCAGATATCCATATCATGCAACTCGAGTAATGAGGTAGTCGAGATTGCCTGGCTCATTTGATTTAGCTGCACAATCATTTGTTTTTGCTGGGTGTCGTCAATTAACTTGAAAGGTGTAAATTCACCCTCCACTACGTGCCAGCCTAAGATTTTGGATACCTGTACAATTATCCAATTTAGCTGATCGTTTAGATGGTTAGTGTACGTTTGTAATTGGTTCTCCAGCATTCGAAGCGTGATGGCTGAACCAGTAAACGATAGGCCTCCGTAAAGGAATTCCCTAGGAATACCCATAGCTGCGATAATATTGTCTTCTGCGTCCTTTACTTCACCGAGGGTCAGTAACGCACGCCCGTTACCGCCCATCATGGTTACACCTAGCGCCGCCGGTGCGAACATAATGTGTAGCGGATCCCGTCGCCATTTACGAATATTTGTTTGGAGCTCTTGACGCCATTTAGCGAGATTTATTTGTGACGCGGGATCGGCTGCGCCGGATATAGGGGCGGGGTGTAAAACACGAAAAGGGGTAATGTACTCTAAGGCAATGGCTTCGTTGGCTTTGCGTAAGATCGCAGCGTAGAAGAACAATTTAATTGTCGCTGTTAATGGCGGGAAACCCCATTGCGACTCAATACCTGCAGGAGGGTCTATCTTCATGTGATAGACTTGACCTTCGGCAAATTCAAAGACAGTCTCTTTCTGTAGAGACTTGAGAAATTCGTACGGCATCGTATTGATGATGTGTACGTCGCCCTTCTGGACTTTAGATTTTAAATCTTGTGGGATAGTGTAATAGTACTTAGATTCCCCTGTAATAGGGTTATAGTTAATATCAATCAGCTTCGGATCCCACCTAATAAGATTTATTTTTTCTTTGTTAGCTACCGGTTCGTCTTTGATTGTTCCTTCAACCTGTCGATCACAGCCCATACAAAGATATGAAAAACTCAATACTTTGTATTTAAATTTGTACTTGGTCTTTTTAATGTTGGTTTTAGCTTTACAGGTACCACACACTAGAAAGCGATTGAACGGTTTATATACTGAGGTAAAGGAGTTGCCATAAAGGTGCAGATCTAGACCGGCTTTGATAGCAATATTCCGTACCTTCAATGTTTTATTGAGTACGTTTTCCCAATTCTTTTTTAACGTTTCTTCTTCTGTTTTAATCTGAATCTTGGTAACAGGGTATTCACTGAATTTCTTGAGAGCTGCGAAGATATGTGCTGAGTTGTAATATAGATACTCAACCCATCGGAAAAGGTCCTTGAGCTTACGGGGAGCAAAACCCGTCAAGAAGTCGAACATCGGGTGCGAATGGCTCCCGCCGCGTCGTGACAACGAATTGAAATCTAAGTCTGTGCTCATGCCCGCTCCTAAGGAGAAACTTTGGAATCTGAACTTACATTAGGATCGGTATATAATACACCGATTTTTATATTAAAACACACCGGACAAGATCTTCGTGCTGTTTATGGTGCGGTCTTCAAGGATAACGTGCGCGGCTGGTGGTTCCCAGCTTTCTGGCCTGTGCACAACTTGGTTATAACTGACTTACAAAAAAGTGTACCTAAGCTGGTACTATCTGCGGAAGTCCAAGAGTACACTACTAACTTAGAAAAGTACACTTTCCCCACTGATTTCAACTATTTAACTACGCCCTATGCGCATCAGGAAGAAGGGTTACACCACATACATCGTAACTTACGCGCAGGTCTATTCTACTCACCTGGCTTAGGAAAATGTAAAATCGTAATAGACTTACAGCGGCTGACGGGAGACGCGTTACTTATTCTTTGTCCAAAGGTGATGCTACACACGTGGGCTGAAGAGTTTGAAAAGCATGGTGCCATTAAAGATGTTGTGATCTTGGAAGGTACTAAGAAGCGCAAACTAGACCTGGTTAGCAAAGCTACGAAAACAACCCCTGTTGCGGTAGTCACGACCTACGAGACAGCTACGCGCCTACAAGCGGAATTAATTCAAGTTAATTATACGACCATCATAGCGGATGAATCACATCAACTGAAGACACCGTTCTCACAACGTACCAAGGCAGCGACTGCGCTAGCTTCTCGAGCCTACCGGCGTGTTCTCTTATCCGGGACACCTTCACTGGGATCACCCTTTGACCTCTATGCCCAGTTACGATTCCTAGGTACGTATCTCTGCCCTGAGAACTGGTGGGCTTTCCGGAAGCGCTTTGGAGTATTTCCACCCTCTGAGGATAATGAAAAGGTACCTAAGATATTATTAGGTTTCAAGAATCTAGAGATTATAAATAAACGTGTGAATTTAATTAGCATACAAAAAACCAAAGAGCAATGCCTCGATTTACCAGAGCGTCAGATTATTGATAAAGTTTTTACCTTATCTGGAACGCAGAAAAAACAACACAACGATTTCATTCGAGACATGAGTGATGCCGTGGGCTTTGGTGTGTTGACGCGTATGAGTCAGAATGAACTAAGTTTTACAGATGGCCCTGTTCTCGAAGATTATGTAATCGCCCCTGAAACTATTACGCAGCTAGGTAAGCTAGACCAAATTAACAGCGGCTTTCTCTATCGAACGAAGGTCAATCCCCGGATCTGTAACGGGTGTACTCAAGTTAATACGTGTGTAGCGAACAACGTAGTACCGTACACTTCGGCGTGTTCTGTGGTAAAACAAAAACCTGTTGGGGATACTCTTGATTCTAAAGAGAATACGCGGCTAGACGAGTGTAAAGCTTTACTAGAGAGCATCTTAGAAGACCCTACCAATAAAGTCATTATTTGGACGGTGTATCGTAAAGAGCTAGATCACATCGAATCTGTGGTACAAGGGCTTGGAGTTAAACATGTACGTGTGCAAGGAGGGATGGATTCCAATGCGTTAACTCAGGGGCGACAGGCTTTTAATACAGACCCTGAATGCCGAGTATACGTAGCACAAATTTCAACCGGCATTGGGGTTACGCTTAACGCCGCTAACTACGTTATCTACTACAATTTACCCTGGAGTCTGCAGCACTACTTGCAGTCCATGGACCGTAATTATCGAATAGGACAGCTACGGCCTGTAGTAGCATACCGATTGATTGCTAAGCATACTTTAGATGAAGCTAAAGCTGCTGCGATGGATCAGAAAATTGATTTTAATAAGCTAGTATTAAATTCAAACGTTTGTGCTACTTGTCCTGAGTTTGCGAAACGTTGCTCTAAATTTAATATTCGTTTATACGATGACGCTTGTGTCTTTACACGTGAAATGGATCGTAAGATTGTGAAGGTGAGACCTATCCCATGAAGATACAGATAGAATTCAATGCTGCTGATTTTAAAGCAATGATCACTTCCTTTTTTGCGGAGGCGGGCTTCCAGCTAGATCCCAAAGAAGAGGTGCGTTTACAGGAACAATTCAACGCAGCTTTTCCAGATAATATAAGAGTAGACGTAGCTCCCGCACCTGAGACAATACCATTCCCTGCAGATCCTCCAATGAAAGAGTTTTTTACAACTGCGACCGCCCCTGAGGACGTAGAAGAGGGAGAACAGGTTAAACCAAAAAATACTTTTAGTCTTAGAGATCTTCAGGATCCTACTTATTCTGATGATTTGCCTGTAATACGAGATATCTTAAGTCAAAGTCGTGCCTTAGAAAGGGAACCGCGTTAGTATGGATGAGGATTATGATAACGAAACAGGGGTTACGCTCGAGTCTGTTCAGCTCGCAGCGATCCCCTTAGCTAACAAATTACCTAGAGGGTACTTATCGGTATCCCAAGTTACACAATT